ATGATATCCACATCACCAGTAGCTTTGCCTGTACGCTTACAGTACTCATCTGTTACATAGTTAACACATATTGCTATATCGTCAACTAGCAACTCTGATAAAGTGTACACTACGCTGGGTCAGATGGATCTGCCTCTGGGTCAGGTAGCTGTAAGTCGGCGATAAGGTAGTTATAAAGCCTAGACGCCTCTTGATCCTCGATGATTGTCGGTTTCTCAGGCAGAATACCGCTAGAGTACATCAAACTCCAAGCATTCATCTGAGTTTCAAATAGCTTCTGATTCTTGTTATCATCAAAACCTGCTCTCTGTCTATCGTATAGAGCTCTCTGTGCTGACTGAACCGCTATCTTTGAGATACTATCAGCATCTTCTCTAGCGGTTTTTGCAACCAGTTCAGCTTCCTGTGCTACCTGGATATCTTTCTGCAGTACAAACTTCATACTCTCTGCCAGTACTGCAGGCATGATACCTACATACATGTTAGCTATATCCGACTCTTTAATCCTGTCAGCATCAAATTGTGCCTTTATGTGAGTATTAACTGTCTCCATTAGGTTATCAAAAATACCACCACCAGTTACGTTATGCTCACTATCAGTAGTTACACTATTCGTTAAATCTGTTACACTTATTGCCATTTATAATCCTTTATATTTTTAATAAACCCCTCTGTGAGGAGTCTATAAAAGTACTAGTCGTTTTGTGGTTTCATATCTTCATATGAGATATTGAACTTTTTAATAGTCTTAGGTACTTTATTACCTGTTCTCTTGCCTTCAACAATCTCATCAACGTGTAATGTAATTGGTGTAGTATCAGCTACTATAATAAGTGCCTCTTCTAACTCAACTGGGTAATCTAACGGTACGATTCTACTAGTAGTTCCACAACTTAGGTACACTGTAGAGGTCATGTGATTCTCTCGCTTATCGTTACTTGTAATAGTAACTACTCTCTTCTTCATTCTCTTAGCTTGTCTTTCTTTCGACTCTCTAACGAACTTCTGCTTAGCAGTTTCTCTACCTGACCTATCTATAGTAGTAACTTCATCTACAATTTCTTCTTTTACTTTTGGTAAATCATCAGCTGCTTGACTCTCAAAGTAATCTTCAATTTTTTGTGCTAATTTCTCAGCTCCGATGTTCTTTACGTACTTAACACCTAATGTGTCTGCTTCTTGTTTTAATTCTTCTAATGTCTTCATTTATTAAGTCCTGTTATTTGGTTATTTAATTTACACTTAGGAGGGCTACCCCTCCAGTTGGTTGTACTATGCCGAAGCTAGTACATCTACTTCTAGTAACTTTGTCTCATCTAAGATGATACCTGCGTACCACATGTTGTATGAGAAGAAACCTTGTGTTCCGTATGGGTTACCTAATTCAACTTTAGCAGGTGACTGCGAATTGAACTTGATCTTACCATGTCCTTTTAATCCTACAGTTGCGAATGAACCAGCTGTCGGGAATAACATTGGGAATACATCAAAGTTTGTACCGTTGTTCGATAATGAACCTGTGTAAGACGCAGGAATCGCTGCACCAGCACCACTTCTAACTACAGCAGTTTCTGACTCAATGAATCTAACGTCTGCCATTTGTCCAAACTCACCTTCAGCTAAGTTAGATGCAGAAGCATACTTATATGCCGGAACGAATACGTGCTCTGTTTCATAGCTAGAACCTCTTGTTAATGAGTCTAAGTCATACTTAATCTCAGGACCAACGATCGCATAGAACGCACTGTTAACTGTTCTTGTATCAATCTTAGTTGATCCAGTTACAATTGAAGTATTTTTCTTAGCTCTATTTCTAACTAACTTTCTTGAAGCTTTTCTGATTAAATCATAAGAAACTCTGAATTGGTCATCTAATGAACCATCAGCTGCTAATCCTGTACCTAAATCCGCTGCAACAGCTTCATCATTTGCATACATCTTATTAGTCGTACCTAACATATCTAACTGGATTAAATCCTCTGATCTTCTGTTAGCTAATAAACCTAACTCTTCTCTATATCTAACTTGGATAGCATCTTCTGAGAACATCTCTACTTCATCAGTATAATCAATCATCTCACCGTATCTTGCAAACTCAGTTGTGAATGTTACTTTTTGAATCGATCTCTTATTAACCGCTCCAGCACCTTCAGCTAATGCTACATCATTAGTTAATCCATTTGATACATCAGTAATGTTTCTTGAACTTAAGTAACCTTTTTTTGCAAAATCCGCATCAGCAGTATCTCTATCGAAGATATGCAAGAATTTAGAAATCTTGTAGTTCTTACCCATTTTTAATGGCATTGACTTTCTGTCAGCCCATTGCGCGTACACTGCTACGGCATTAGCATTCTTGATACCTGCCTTGTCGTAATAATGCGTAATTGTATTCGCACCTGCTGTACTGTTAGTACCATTTCCGTAAATATTCGTCGCCATGTTTTATTTCCTTTTATTCTTTAGTAATCGTCACAGGCTACATGTTAGCCTGTAATTTCCTATACCACTCATCATACGCCTCATCGTTGTCATCTAAGTAGTCAATTACGTTTCTTTTTCCAGCCACTTTCTTAGTAGTCGCTGCAGCCTTTCTAGTCTTGGCAGCCTTCTTAGTCTGCACTCGCTTAGTCTCATTAGCTTTCGCTACTTCCACTTCTTGTTTCTGTTTAGCTTCCGCTTCAGCCTTAGCTGCTTCTTCTGCTGCTCTTACGTTTTCCGCTTCTGCAGTTTTCGCCTGCTCTGCGTAGTACTGATGTCCGGCCTCAATGTAGTATTCTACATCCGACTTAGCTGGACCATTGTCCAACACTCGCAACTTCATTGCCTTAGCTGATATGTCTCCGTATCTACCACTCTTAATATCATCGTGTAGCACTTGAATGTCCTCTGGCCTACCCTTGAAGTAGTCTCTAGACTTGGCATCCCATTGTCTATCTACAATACTCTGTGTAACCTCGAACTCTTTATCAGTACTTATATTAGATACTACATCATCTATCTTAAGCTGTTGCTCAGTACGTCCGTACTCTCTCGGTTGATAACTAGCAGCCTTTTCCTCGTCAATCTCCATTGTATCTACTCCGGCAATCTTCGACATAGCGCTAAATGCTTCTACATTACCTTTCTTCATATCTACTAATAGATTTAAGTCATCTGCTGTAATTTCATTATCTACCATGATGCTGATATTTTTCCTATGTGGAGCAATTTCCTGCATCTTCTTTGTATAGTCTAATGCCTTAGGTGCTAGTTTTACTAGTTCTTCATTTGTAAGCTCTAGTTCTGTGCCATTAGCTTTAACCTTATACGTTGATATCTTAGGTTCTTCTGTTTTAGCTTCTACTTCTTTTTCAGGATTGTCTTCAGCGTCTTTGTCAAGCTCGCTAGCAGAGTCCTTATCTTCTGTTTCATCTTCATCTTCAGTTCCATCTTCCTGAGTATCTTCAGTTTTGTCGGAGTCCTCATCAGGTTGTTCCAATTCTTCTTCATCTTCCTCTGGGATATCTTCTTCGTTCTCTTCGTCTTCTGATTCTTCCGAATCTTCATCCTCGTTGACATCGTCTACTTCACCCTCTTCGTATACGGCTTCAGGTTCGTATTTCTCTTCTACCTCGTCCATATCCAGGGCAACTTCTTCGTCCATTGCTGCTTTAGCGTCACGAAAGGCTGCTTCTTGAGCCTCATCGTCCATAGCGTAAAACTCCTCTTCTGTAAGTTCCGCCATACTATTCTACCTCTGGTCCTTCTAAGTCAGAAATATCTTCCTCAGCTACTCCACCAATGTTCTTAATAGTACTAAAGTGATCCTGTAGTGTACTGATAGCTACTAATGCTTCCATAAGTTCAGGTCTTAATCCTGACTTCTTCACATAGTCTGTACCTAGCATACTTACGTTATCTAATGCTCTGTCTTTGAAGTAACCTTGTAGGATTACTAACTGAAAGTCTTTATTGCTCTCTAGTCTTGTCAGTGCTTCGTATTGGTCGGCCCAGTATTGAGTCTCCACCTTTTCCATCTCTTGTTCAGTTTGTTGGTTGTTTGCTTTCATGCAAGTCCTTAATTGTTGATTTTGAGTTTAACGACATCTTCTAGTCGAACACTATTATGTTCTTTATTACTGGTATTATAGCACCCAGTTCCTTAATTCAAGCTTACGCCATCAGTCCCTGAGCTTGTGCTATTCCACCACCCTGTGGCCCTCTAGCTAATCCCTGCTCCTGAGCAACTTGTCCTTGTAGCATTTGCATAGCCATCTCTAGTACCTCCATCGGTACTCCCTGAGCTAGTAACTCATCTGGGTTCGCACCTTGTTGTAGCATCATAGCTACCTCTTCTATCATCCTTTGGTCAACCTGACCCGCTCCTGTTGCTAATCCATTTGCCATTACTTACTTCCTTCTTTCTTGTTATACATTGCATCGAATGCTTTCTCGTCTAGCTTACTCATTCTGTCGAACTCTTTCTCTTCCATTTTTCTTGCATGAGCTACTCCACTGTCTCTCTCAAGGAAATCTAAGTCAATTCTATCTGCCTCACTATCTATCTTACGAGCAGCTGCCATTTCTTTTCTTGCTTTAGCTTCTTTGGCAAACGCGTCTATCTCATTTTCACCGGCTCTTGCGTATCTATCAGCTATCTCTGCTTTTAGCTTCTCATTCTCTAGCTCTGCTTTCATTACTGCAGCTGCTTCCATTCTCATCTGTGCTTCAGTTGGTTGAGGTGGTTGCCAGTTTCTGTACTCTTGCGCTAGTTCTGGTTGCTTAGTTAAGTCTGCCCACTGAGCTAGCATCTTGTACTGCATCTCTTCACTCATACTCTGACCTTGAGTCTGTAGCATGAATGTAATCTCTTGTGCTTTAGCTGCGTTATCTTCATTAGTACTAACTGTAATCTCAATATCGATGTTACCTTCTAAGTCATCTCTTCTAATCTCAACGAACTCGTTATTAGTCATTCTAACTACTTCTATGTCATCTAGGAACTCTGCATTGTAGCTCATCCATTTTCTCATTAGTGGTTTAACTAAGTTCTCACTGATGTTCCTAACGATGTTCAGCCTTCTTGTACTAGTTGCATCAAGTGCTCCTCTAGCTCCTGTAGCAGTATTGTGTGTTAGTGTAAACTTATCTGTCACTGCGAACAGTTTGTCATCACTGTCTACTGTAAGACATCTCATTAGTACCTTATCCGTAACACTCATACTTTTTAATGCTACAGTATGCCTTCTTGGTGTCTTCCACTTATCAGCTTTTCTAGGTAGTTTGAATGGATTACTCCAAGGAGTAAACCCTATCTCATAACTATCTTTAGTAGCTAGGATTAACCTACAACCGGTCTTTTCGTGCAGTGTCATCTTTTGTTTATTTTTAGCATCCTTATCTCTTCTTATTATACTAGCCTTCAATCCTAGTGATTCAATTAGCCTGATTACATCGTCTTTTAGTCTTCCCTCTGATTGTGCAAACTGTACGAACGCCCCGCTATGCGCGTAGCCATCACTGTCCATCAACCCTCTAATGAGTTCCATCTTCTCTTCGTACGTAGCTGTGAAATACTCCTCTGGTATGTGTTTCTCTCCTCCGTAACGCTTGTGTAGACCTAGCTCCCTAAGCTCACTATGCAGCGATCCAGTAGACTCAAATTGTCCTGTCTCTGAATTCCTGCTTGGTGTACATCCTTCTTTGTACACATCGTACATCTTAGCCTTACCTGTCTTAGAGCTATCTTTAACTTCGACACATATATACCCTACTTCCTTGAAGTACTCTACTATTTCTATATCCTCTGTTGTAATTCTAGCAGAGTGACTCATTCCGTCACCTAACCAGACACCTAGTACATACGGATCTATTGAATTACCTGTAGACTTACCTGCTCTCATCTCTTTCATAGCAGGTATTGTAACTCGTCTACCTTTTTGCATATGCTTGTATACTTCGTCTGCGTCCATAGTAGTCCAGTCTCTTAACTTGTGACTAGTTCCGTGCACTTTTACTGTCCATAGATGCTCACCACCTGACTTAATTACTGACCCATTATCGAAAGCCATATCATAGGCTATTTTAGGGTATTTAATATCATGAGCTTTGAGTACTTTAGTACCGTTACCGTCTGATCCTACTATGGTATCGCCGTCTACAATATGTGCAAGCTTTTTGAAGCTACCATCAACCATTGGTATATCTGTTAGAATATCTAGCATATTTCCTAGTGAGTTACCACTGATCCCACCACTGAATGACTTAACTCCAGTAATTGACTCAATCTCATTATTCATCATACCTAGCATATCGAATGCACTTCCTGGTATACTATTGTAGCTACCATCCCAGAAGTCATTAGGTGTACCATTGAACTCGAAGTTCTCACCATTGATGAACTTACGTCTATTAGCTACATCAAGTGCTCCTTTACGGATACCTTTCTGTCCATTATTACTTTGAGCCATATTATCAATAATACCTCTAGTAATTGCTGTCTTGATCTTCTGATTGTCGCCTATGAACTCTGCATTAGCTTCACCGTGCATCTGGAACGGTACACTATTGAATGGCACTACTATGAATGGTGGTTTACCATCTGGGTACGGATTATCTTCTAATCTAATAACTACGTCATCTATCCATGTACATACTATCGGCTCTGTAATCCCATCACCATCTACATCGTAGTTACCCCAGTATTCGTATACAACCTTCTTCTTTCTTGGATCATCTTCGAATCTGAACTCAGTCTCATCTTCACTATCGAAGTCTACTTCATTCTCCCCTAACGAACCTTTAGCTACCTTATCTAAGTGCTTGTACCTACCATCTTGTCTTAACGTACTCATATCAGTCTCGTATCTATATATAACGAACTGACACTTGTCCATATCATCCATACAAGTCGGATCAATGTATATATCTTCATTTCTACATACTACAGCAGTTGGCTTATTAGTAATTATTCTAGTTTCCATTACAGTCTGTGTACCTAGTATCATCTCTGATCCATCTGGCATTCTTCCGATAATTGGTACCTCTACCTCAACTTCCTCATCTTCATAATCCCATCCACATTGTATAACTGCAGTACCTTCCATATCTAGTACCTTAGCTGCTTTGGTCATGAAGTTGTATCTATTGAACTGTCTACAGAACTGCGTATTTAGTACTAGCTCATTCTGTCTAGCTGACTCTACATCCTCTGCAGTAACCGGAGTAGCTTTAATTATGTCAACTGCACTTACGAACGGATCTATAATAGTTGAATGCTGCCACTCACTTTGCTTCTTAATGTCTCTTGATACAATAGCTGACTTGCCTTTTTGCTCATTGCCGTATGCCTCACCGTTGTATGCACTAATCCATCCTTCAATCTTACCTTGTAAGTCGTCATGCATCGGCTCGCTTGCTTTTAGGTCAGCTTTGAACGATTTTAGTAGCTTGGTCTTATTAATTTTATTTATTTTCATTTATACTTCCTGTTAGCCATATTATACCTACTACTTAGTTAAACTACACTTAAGCTACATCTGCTTTACGGATATGTGCGGCATGTCACGTCCACCGCCAATGTTATAACCGAATCCGAACTCTAGCATCATCCCTAACTTCATACTTGCTCTCATGAATGCTCTGTACATCTCCATATAAGCTAGCTTAACTTGATCATCTTCTACGTCCCATGGATCCATTCCCTTTACGTATGGTATTACATCAATAGCTAACCCTAGCTGGTGATCACTTATACGCATCTGCCCATCTAACTCACTCGCACCCTTATCGAACATAGCTTTCTGTTCACTCTGAGTTCTTAACCCATCAATCACACTGAAGTCTACTGTTGAGTACTTCAATGCCTTTTCACACAGCCTCTTTACGTTCTCATCTACTCCATCCAGCTTCTCTTTACTTCTCTTACCAAACTTAAATTTACTCATTGTTGTCCTTTACTTTTCTTCTATCAATAGCTGCTTGAGCGTCCTCATACTTCTTTTTATGGTACGCTGCTTTTTGTCTATCTGTGTATTCTACACGACTAGCTTTACCTGCTTCCATATAGTAGTCTTTGATGAACGGATGTACTACTGTAATAACTCCAATGGCAGCAGTAAATAACGTAACAGTCCACGCACCTCGTATCATGTATGTTTTACCCTTATCAGCCACCTCTTTTATCCACTTCATATCTTTAGTATGTTGGTCCGTCTTAACCATGTAATCATCAACTTTCTTATCAAGGTCTCTCAGTCCATTGTCTATAGCGTCATACTTTTCCATCTCTTTCTCGTCATGTTTTTCGAATATCTGCATAAACTGCGCCATATCTTGAATTGAGTCTTTTACGTCCTTAGCCAGTAACTGTACTTCTGTACTATTATTTGCTATTTGTGTACCTATAGTCTCTACCTTTTCAGTAACCTTTCCCTCTAGTTGCCTAGTATTCTTGTATAGTACATTTAAGTCGTGATTGAGTTTATCAACCACACCACCTAATTCTGCTTTCTTGCCCATGTTACCACCTACAAGTTATTTCGAATCTGTAGTTGTTGACTGAGTACGAGCAAGCTTCTTTACTTCTTCGTATGCTTCTTTGGCCTTTTTTGCTACTACCCTAGCTTTCTCTACGTCTGCTTTAGTGTATGTATGTCCACTGATCACTCCTGTACACCCTGTAAACATTAACCCAATTACTAATCCTGTTGCTAATACTAATTTCTTCATTTACCTTCCTTTGCTCTATGCTCATTCCAGGCTTTCCAGCCACCTACTTTTAATCCGAATCTTACACACTTTCTACGCCAAGCACTAACTCCTAGTACCTCCATAGCTTCTTCCAGTACGTCATCACTTAAGTCTCTACTTACCATCCCATACTTATACAAGTAATCGTGTACTACATATCCGTATGTTGCTTTGCCATCTTTTGGGAATATCCCCTGTAGTACTTTTGGTATACTGCCTAAGTCTGTTGGGAACCCTATCGGAACTACTACTGTAGTCCCAAGTAACTCGGAGTAGTACACCAACTCACTTGCTAATGTACGTATATCTCCTGTCAGTGGTATACTTACCACTAACTCCGTATTTTTGAACTTTGAACCCATACTAGATAGCCTCTAGTAAGGCCTTGAAATCCTCTTCTGTCAGTACTCCACTTAGTACATCAGCTTGTTTGGCTCTAGTAGTAGCCCATAGCAAGTTATTCCATTTAGTTAGTTCAATACACTCAGCTTTTAGTGGATACGTGTCATCAACAATGTAAATCCCCATATCGTTTACTTTATTGAATACTGTCCCGTATTCTTTGTTGAACTCACTTAACCTACTAGTGATAAGCCCATTTACGAACATCTCACCTTCTGCTACCTTTTTAGCAATTAGCTCTTCAGTTGGTATCTCTGTCACTTCGTACATCTTAGTAACTGTGTCTTCACCAATTTCATAGCTTGTATTACTTATTCTATGGGTACTAGCATCAATTGCTGGCCTATTGTCCACAACTTCGTACCATCCGTTCTCTATGTATGTTTCCTTAGGTGAATTAACTCCTAAACCTGTTCTATTCTGTGCTACGTTGTACTTTACTATTTTCCCATTTTCTACTTTACAATATTTCATAATTTTCCTTTTATTGTTACTATTGACCCCACTATAAAGTGAAGTCACTTCCTGCTGTTACTGTTCCATTAACTGTGAAGTCACCACCTGTACCTAAGTTCTTACCTAGGTTATCTGTATCATCAAATGGTAAGTATATCAATGGTGTTGGTATATTACCTGCTTCTATCTCTGGTGTTAAGTCTCTTGGGTAACCCAATTGATTAACGAATAGGTTTCTGTTTGACTCTTGTGAGAAGTCTATGTAGCTGTCCACTAAATATACATTAGATAACAGACCAAACCACCTATTAGCATCGTAAAACAATTTAGTTATCATGGTTGAAGACGATAAGTCAAAATCTGAATCACTTGTTGGAGGGCTACTGTATACTTGACCTCCACTATATACATTCCCTACACCTATAGAGCTGTCTATACTAATAAAAATAATATCCCACTCTCCTATAGTTGCAAAAGTTGCATTTTTATTGTTTTTTATATTTAGTACATTAATTACTAATGCTCCAGTATTATCATATAACTTAAAATCCATCATTTCGTCACTAGCCATTTCAAGTGTCATTGTTTTCCTAGAACCATTAGCCTCAATAACTATTGCACATTCCTCATTCTGTGCAGAAGTAACTGCTCTACTAACAGATATAACCATTGATATACTCTTTGAATCTGCACCTAACGCACCACTTAGAGTTAAACTATTAAGGTAGTTACTATCGTTATTAGCACTCCTAGCAATATACTCACTAGCACCTCTAGCACCAACTAAACCACCACCATTCAATGTAAAGTCTCCACCACTACCATAGTTTGTGGTTGGCGAACTCGCATCTATTGGCATACAGATTAAAGGATTACTCCCTAAGTTAGCCATAGCAGTTCTTACTGGTATAGGTTTGTTTGTGTCTGAGTTCCAGAAAGGATTGTTTGTTGCTAAGTCTATATACTCCATATCAAAGTATAGTTCGCCTATTGAGCCATTTAGAGCATTACCACCATTTGAACTACCAGCTCCTATACATTTTTCAGTAGAATCTATATCAATAGGATCATTCGTATAAGTGACCCATGTTCCAATAGATACACCATTTACAAAACAATGTCTTTTATTAGTATCTGATAAATCTACTGACATCTGAAAAGATAATTCTGCTCCAAATGTTATAGTTAGGCCAGATACATCAGTTAAGTTAGCATTACTTGCATTTCTTAGATTTGCTGAAAGAGTGCCAGCCCCTACTGTAAATAGAGTGTTTCCTAGTTTCAGTATTCTGTCGTAGTTGTCTCCATTATTCTTTACAATAAACGATACAGTAGCAGTATTACTTACTGACCCCATACTTGTAGTTGAATGTAACACATCATCAACCCCATCAAACAAACTAGCCACACAATTATCTTGATTAGCTCCTCTGTCTGCTGTTTCTATTAAGCCATTCTGTACAAAATTACCTCCGTAGCCATAGTTTACATGGCAGTCTGCTCCTGTCTCCATCGGCATAAATATTATGGGATTTAACTCACCACTTATTACTTTTTCTTTTAATGTACTCATTTAGTACCTCCTTTATACTTTAGTTCCACATAGCAGTTATCTTTTGGTGGTATCCAATTTTTACTGTATGGATGTGTGTAACCATTACACATTCTGTTTATTGCCGAAACATCTTTACCTAATGCTTCAGCAGCCTTCGTGCTAGACTCATACCTAACACCATCTATATACCACCATTTACTTCTTCTAGTATTTTCTAAGTTCTCACTTCTAGTTATTAGTCTACAGTTATCTTTACTGTAACCTTTGTCATTATCTATTCTATCTATATCTAACCCATCAGTAAGTTCTCCCATATCTGCATAAAAGTTTCTAAAATTTTTCCACTCTTCGCACACTGTAATGCCTCTACCACCGTAGTTGTTGTAGCTCTTATTGTTGGCGTTTGTTGTTCTGTCTATCATATTTTCCCACACATTATATGTTCTAGTTCCACACATACCATGTTGCTTCTCTTTAGCTATACAGCCACACGATTTTATTGCCTTAGTAGTTATTTTACTACCTCTGGTTATATACTCTTCACCACAATCACACTTACATAACCACATAGCATTTTTACCTTGCTTATGTGAAAACCTAACTGCTTCTATTCTACCGCTTCTCTGACCTGTTATATCTTTAATTCTAGCCATATTGACTCCTCTTTCTTTATATAACATAGTATACCCACCTATTCCTTTATATGTGCTTAACTAAGCAGGTTTACCATCAGCTGTTATAAACAATCGTCTATTAGCTTCTATTGACAAATCTCTGTATGTATAGTCTAGGAATAGGTTTGAAAGTCTGCCTTGTCCTCTACCTCTACCTCCAGTATTATCAAATATTAAACTACCTGACACATCCGTAAAAGATAAAGCAACATTACTATATGTGCCCCAAGATGGTGCCATCGGCACATCATTAATATATACATATCTATTGGCAGTATTAGCTAAATCTACAGATACAAGTATATGATTCCATGTGTTAATTGAAACTGGGCAGCCTGCAGTCATAGCAAGTCGCACAGTCGTGCCCCCATAACCATACATTTTAAATAACCCATTCTCTACATATAGCTGCACATAGTAACTAAATGAAGGGGAGTATAAAGGATACGAAATTTCAGCACCATAAACCCAACAACTAAAAGTAAAAGTCTTACTATCTACATTACCAACTAAGTCAGTACTTCTACTCATATAATCTGATACACCATCAAATGATACACCTTCAGCTACAACTCCGCCATCTCTTAGCGAAAGACTCTTGTTACCTCTATCTTTAAGCATTAAGCAATACTAGCTACATGGCTTCCATATAGTAGTCCTCCAATGTTCTCAAAGAATATCTTATCCTTAGTACCTAGCGTTGGCTCTGCACCTTCCCACCATATCATAGTAGGATAGGTAGGTGTAAACCCTGCACCATCTAATATGAATGTAACAAACTCACCACTTACTAAGTCATTAATAATAGTAAAGTCTGCTGTAGCTGTGTATGTTTGTACACTTGATGTAGCACCTAATGTTAGTGTTGACACTGATACTTGCTCTGTTAACAGTCCTGTAAATATTGGGTTAGCTTTATTAGCTTTTAATGCTAAATCACCTGTGCTAACATCTGCTGCTATAATCGGGTTAGTTGGATCTGTAAGGTCAACAGTAGTGTTAGCCCCAGCTGTTATCGAAGCAACTGTACCCGTACCATTAGTACCATTAACTACATCGAATGTACCTAGTACCTGTGTCTCTGCAACATCAGCATACAGTGTATATGTATCTGTAGTACCAGCTGCTCCTGTACCAGCAGTTCTTGCTGTATGATCAACTACCCCAGGAACTCCATCTGCTCCATTGTACACTGTAAATGTACTTGTTGTTGCATCACTGTAAGTAATCGTATATGTGTCAGTCGTACCTGCACTGCCATCACCTGTAGTTCTTACTACTGTATCTACACTTGCTCCGGCTATACCTGTTGCTCCTGTAGGTCCTACTGCACCTGCTGGTCCTCTTAATTCACCAATGTCATCCCATGCCGAACCATTATACATCCACGCATGGTTGTTATCTTCTGTAATGTAAACCGTACCATTTGACATACCTGTAACTGCAGCTAGTGCAGCAGCATCTGCTACCTTACCACCAAAGTCATTCAGGTTAGTAACTTGTACTTGTACATTTTGATTTCCTATAAATCCCATCTATCTTCTCCTTAAACTGTTTGTTCTAGTACACTTACTATAGTGTCTACTTCATACTCAGCTGTTACTGCAAGTGTATCCCCTGCCACCATTACGACCTTCTGATCACCACCTACAGGTACAAATGCAGACCCTTCAGTAAGTGTTGCATTATGTATTAGTTTCGTATTGTTCAACTCTATTGTAATGTCTGTAACATTACCACTTACGTTAGCTACACTTATACCAATTATAGTAATGACTGTGTCTACTGGGCACGTGATTACTGTAGTTCTTGTAGTTGTATTGTTCTCTAGGTATCTGTTAAATCCCATATCTATTCCTTACCCTAAGGCTATTGCCATGCTGATTGAGTCCTGCCCTTCTAACGACACCACTCTTCCTTCAAGTACATCAACTTCTTCTTTTTTACTAAGAAGTATGTTTGTGCCACCTGCTGTCCCTACACCTACTCTACCTTCGTCTCCTCCAGCAGCGTAGGCATCGTAACCTAACGCACCTTCAGGAAGCGAGCCTTTAGTACCATCTGTGTCTACATATAATATCTTACTCATTATAATCCTTTAATTGCTTATTATAGCAAATCTTAACTTAAGTAATACTTTACCACTCTACTGTACTTGTGAGTACGCTGATAGCATTTGTATTAGCTACTAACGTAGCTCGTTCTACCAGTGTATACACTCCATTAGTAACTCCATCAGTGTGATTGTCTGTACTGCGGTTATCAGTGTCTCTTACGTCCAATTGACTTGTAACTTCTGTATTAGCTAACTTAACCCTCTCCACATCAGTATACTTATTAGTATTAGTAATACCTTCATATAATGCTTCTACATCAGCTGCTGTCAGTGTGTTACTTACCATAGCGTACACCGTACCAGTCCATCTATACGTACTAGTATCATCTCCACTTGTCTCATCAGCTACCACTACGTATATCTTACCAGCCTCTCCACTTACAGGCAAACCTGCATACGTAGCTACTTCCACTACATCATCTACGTAACTAGGTAACTGTGCTGCATCTATCAACCCTAACGCATTCAGTCCTACGTACCCATCAGGTGTATTCTTATTAGCTTTAAGTTCTACATCCAGTACATCAAGTTTAGCACTTAGTAGTGTTAAGTCTAGTACCTTTAATTGCTCACCACCAACTAGCGGTGTAGTTAACTCTACTGTAGTACCGTCTACTACTGTGTATCCAGCTACGTTGCCATCCACTAGTACCAGTACCTTACTTGAGTCTACTACATTTACATTAGTTTGTCCTGCTGTGCCTACAGTTACTATGAATGCCCCTACGTCATCTACTAACGCAAGTACTTTATTCTCTGTACCTGTACCTATGTATACTCTACCGTCATCACCTGTACCTGACAGGTCGATACCGAACTCACCTCTAGCTAGAAGTTCTCCTAGCCCTAGTCCTTGCGTATCTACTCTTCTAATTCTTGCCATTTATATTTCCTTATGCCACTGTAAAATCAGGGCTCTTACTGATAGTACCCTCAACGTTTGCTTGATAATGTAAGTCTGCCTGTATACCATATATAGCTCCTGCTACGTTCTCACTTAGTAGTGTAACTTGTGCAAGTACTACAGTATCAGGCTCTAGTAAGTCAAACGCTTGCGCATCATTACACTCTAGTACGATATGCTCTCCAGGTACTTCTGACCCTGTGAACGTATACGTCATATCAATATCAGTAGTAGCAGCCGTTAAGCTATCCCCTTGACTGTGTCCTCTAGCTACTACGTAACTGAACCTCCACGTTACCTGGGCTCCTGCACTTTGAGCATCTGCACACATGAAGTGAATATGTGGGTATGCATCTGTACCTAGCGCATAGTCATGATTTACGTGGTAAGCTACTGGCAGTTCTTTATTCTCGGACCATGTTGACATTACAATACCATTTCCTATATCACTCCAAGCTGGCTCATTAATTGCTCCACCTCTAGCTGGGATGAACTCTGCAATCAAATCCTTCCATATCAACCCATGCATCGGTATACCGTTTACCTGCAGTTTGTGGTCTGCTGTGGCATTTGGTAGTCCGTCAGTACCAACTAGTAGCCTATCCTGTACTTGTAGGTTATCTATTGTACTTACTTCTTTAACTGAGATGTTGTCAAAGTCTGTATATGTACCGTCTATATTGTTTCCATTCCATAGCTGAATATATGTAGTTGTGTCTGCTGCAGTAAATAAATACTCTATATTCCCAAATGAACTAGATGGTCCTGTGTCTATTACTTTTCCTGAACTATTGGCAATGGAAGTCCCTAATCTAATAATATATTGCGATGCAGTTCCCTGAGCGATAGTAGCTGAAAATTTGTATGTTTGACCTACTATAGTTGATATAGGTTTGTTTGTATACGCATATAAGTTACCAACGGCTGTAACCCTACCTAGACCACTAACCCAAGTTATTGTCCCATTACTTGCACTCCAACCACTCACATCAGTATCAAAAGTACCATTAGCTACTAACTCTGGTCTACTGCTTAATAAACCATTCTTTTCTTGTATATGTTTACCCATTATATTATCTCCTCTGTATTTAGTGAGCCATCATCTAAGACAGTTATTTTGAATTTAGTTCCATTTGGTGACTTCATTATTACACCTGCACCAACTCCTGTAAGCTCAATATCTCCACTAGATTTTAGCATCATTTTAGTATAAGCTTCCGTCAAAAGAATATTAGAACCTACAAAAAATCTTAAATCTTGCTCTCCGTTTATATACCCTATTCCGCCACGATAAGCTGTTGTACCTGCACCAGTCTGAAAACCTACTAAAGCATCTGTTGTATCACTTGCTTCACCTATTTTAACAATATTGTCTCCACCAGCTACTCTTAATTTAGTCAAGTCTGTTGATGTACCGATACCAAAGTTACCATTAGACTTTATTGTTAAAGCATCAATCGTAGCACCGCTACTATTAACTACATCCAATTTCCAGCCTATTGGACAAGATGTCGCATCTGGTGTTCCATCTACAAAGGCTTGTAAGTTTGATTTTTTTGTACTTGCACCACCATTATACGCACCTTTTACTGTTAGTCTATAAACAGTATCTTGGTCATTTAAGCTTGCAGGTGTTGCTTCTGTACCACCATAAGCTGACATAATTGTCCTATTATGTAAGGCGTTTACATTGTAGCTAGTTTGTCCGTTATCCACATACCCATTTTTTGCAGTTTGTCTAAATGCTGTGCTAGCGTCACCATCTTGGTACACAAAGCCATTATCATCAACAATAACACTACTGTCTTGAATATCTCCAGTGGCACCATCAAATCTAACAATAGCATTATCCGTAGAAGCTACTTTTGCAACCTTAGTAGCAATATTATTAGCTGTAGTAGTAGCAAAATTTGGATCATCTCCTAAAGCTTGTGCTAGCTCATTCAGTGTATCTAATGTTTCTGGTGCAGAATCTATAACATCTGCAATAGCTTGGTCTGTTTCTGCTTTAGTATATGTAGTTGCTTGTAACGCCTTAGCAGCTAAGTCATCGACTAGCCCTGTAATAGCGCTTTGTGGATGTGAGTCTGCCTTGTCTCTAGCTCTTAACTGGTCATGTCTTGTAGCTGCAGGAGTATTTGTGTACGAAGCATTACCATCTCCTAGCTCTATTGTTACTGTCCTATCATTATTAGAATCAGTGAATGCAAATAACCTGATACCATACGTAGCTGTAGGGTCTACTGTTATAGCTGACGTAGTCTCGCTAAACTCAACATACCCTGGAACATTTGTAAGCTCTGGGCTAGTAGAAGTAAATAGCGTAGTCTCTACACCTCCTGTAGATCGTACGAACCCTTCGTACCTAATCCTAGTATCTCCATTAGTTGAATCAACTGAGCAGTATAGGTTAGCTACCCACTTACCTGCATCTATCACTGATGTGTCTATAGGTAGCCCAAACAGGAACACAGTACCTGCAGTCTCTCCCGCATTACATACTATAGTTTCTATATTACTCGCAGCATCCGGTGTGTAGTCCAGTGTCTTGTAGGCAGGATTGAGTGTGCTTGTAGCGCTACCGAAGTATAACGCAGCAGCGTACCCACCACTACCAGCAGCAATTGTCAAGTCACCACTACCAAGCAGCGTATCTCCATTTATGCTCTTGATATTAACTTGGTTTACTAGCTGATCTTGCTTTGTACCTATTTGTGCAGCCGTAGTTGCAGCGAAGTTCGGATCGTCACCTAGTGCATTAGCTAACTCATTTAGTGTATCTAGTGTCCCTGGTGCGCTAGCTACTAGGTTAGCTATCTTAGCATCCACTTCAGCACTTGTATCTGCGTCAGTTATCCCATACCCTGCTAATGTAGTAGCATTGTCAGCTTTACCGTCTAATGCTGTTTGTGTCGCATTACTTACTACTTTATTTATATCACTTGTATTATCTACTTGATCTAACCCTACATCTGCTTTTACTAACGTAACTACTCCAGTTTTACCTGCTACTGAGTCTACAGTGTTTACTTGTGCACCTGCTTCCACCCCACTTAGGTCAACTCCTACCGCACCTGTTACGTCAACATTATTTAGTGTTACTGTACCTTCTCTACCATTGAATGTATTCACTGCTCCTGTTGCTGCAAATACAGCAGTATTCCACATAGCGCCATCATATATCTTCAGCTCTTTTGGAACGCTTAACGTGTTGTAGTACATCATTCCTGGAACTAGTGGACCTCCATCGTTATCTACTATCGGGTCTACTGTTTTGCTACCTAGGTACACGCTCGTAAGGCTATCTGACGCAGTCACTGCAGCATTTGCGGCATTTACTGCTATTATGGCATTAGCACTTGCACTAGTAGCTGATGTTTCGGCTGTCTCAGCGTAGTCTGTGAAGTTAGCTAGTGTGTCTCCGAACTCCTGAGCTGTTCCTGTGTACCCTCGTTTAACTACATAAGAATACGCATCATCACCATTTCTAACTTCGAACCCGCCTAAGTTTACAGTCTCATCCGCATCTCCGTACATCACATACGTATCAGTCTCTCCTGGTGTTTGGAAGTCACCTTCTGGATCAGTAGTACCTACAGCAGTAACATGGTGTACGCTTTGTCCTTGGTCCCCCTTTTCACCTTTCTGTCCTTCTATACCTTGAATCCCTTGAATCCCTTGAATCCCTCTAGGCCCATCTTCTCCTTGGTTTCCTTGGTCACCTTTAACTACTCCAGTGTTATGACTAGTCCCATCACTGAATACTATAGTAATGGTATTATCATTATTATTAGTAACGCTTGTAACTGTTAGGTTATCACCATCAACCCCGTCATTACCTTGTGGTCCAGTAGCCCCTTGTAATCCTATGTCACCTTGTTCACCTTTAGCCCCTCTTATAGGGTCACTAGTAAACACCGTACCATCACTGAACGTCAATGTAATACTATAATCTGGGTTACTTTGTATGTCTGTAACTGTTACACTATCACCTTTATCACCTGTGTTACCTTGTACACCAGCTATTCCTTGTGGTCCTTCTGGTCCAGTTGCCCCTACGTCACCTTGTGGTCCTTGACTTATATTCTCATCTATTATTATTTGCTTTACAAACTCTGTAAAGTCTCCTACTATTTGTGCCATTAACTACTCCATTCTATTGTATCTACAGCCTCTGTATAGCCAACTATACTAGCTTCCAACTCTCCGCCAACCAGTGCGAATTCGTACACAGGTGTCAGTCCTATATCACCTTGAAGGCCTCTTTCACCTTGATCACCTTTTTGACCATTACGTACATCGATGTGCCCTAAGTTTAGCAACTCATCAGCATCACCATATATAGTATATGTATCTACCTCACCTACAGTACTGAAGTCACCTTCCGGATCAGTGGTGTTAGTGGGTGTTACATGATGTACGCTTACACCTTGCTTACCTCTAGCTCCTTGTTCACCGTCAATACCTGCCGGTCCTGCTACAGTACTCTTAAACGTATTAACGTTATTAAGTAAGAACTCCTCTGCTGCTTCTTCTATCTTATCGTGTATATTGAATATGATAGTACTCATTACCACTCCTTCTCAGTAACATCTGCTATAGTTACGTTTACACTACTTCCATTTATGTCTGCATAAGAAGCTACATCATAAACTAAGTTACCTGCACCATCAACATCAAACTCTACAACAGGAGTAAGCCCGTTATATCCTGATACACCTCTAATACCTTGTGTACCTCGTAACCCTTGTAATCCTTGCAGTCCTCTTGGTCCTTGTATACCTTGTACACCTTGTGGGCCTACAGCACCTTCTAATCCATCCTGTCCGTCTTGACCATCAATCCCTGCGTCACCTTTTGGTACTGTCAACGTAGTACCATCCCACGTCACATTACTACCAGGTGTCCCGGTAGCTACTACCATGTTAATGATGTTTAGCATATTAGCCAATGTACCATCTGTAATAGCTGTATTAATATCCTCAATAGCTCCTATCTGCTCTGCTACGGATCTTACTACATCATACTTACTATCTATCTCCCTATCAACAGCTAAGTCAACCGGGGACGTAAAACTAGTCTGTCTTCTCATCTAAACCCATCCTTTCTCTTGCACATTCCTACTAAGTGGACCATCTGCAGTCATCACTCCCAGTGTCTTAGCTCTCTGCACACTTGCTTCGAACCTTTGGTAGTGTGTATTGTTCTCTGCTTGTATATTACCATCAATCGAACCGTGTCCTCTGTACCCTATGTAGTGCAGCAATGCCTCAACTAACTGTACTGGTAGCTCTATGTCTTCGGCTAACGTTGCCGGTGTATTTACTATCAACTCTGGCTCTTTTACATATATCACACTAATGTATGCACCACTAGTAGCTACTGGTACCTGAATCTTATTCCAGCTAATCGTCATAATACTCAACGGATCATCTTCTTTATTAATACTAATCTCTGTACCGTCTTCCTCATACGCTGCACTTATGTACATCAAGTCATTAGGCAGCTTATATACTGTATCACTTATTCTCTCATAGCTATCATTGTTATCAGTTACTCTACCTAACTCTATAATGACTTCTTCTGTATCAAGAGGAAACCTCTTATACAGCTCTATCATACCTAAGTTAATGAACGATATGATAGAATCAGTATCATCCTTAACTGCTAGCTTCTTTAACTCGCCTTTAACAGCTAAGTCTATTACTTTTTCTACTGTCATTTCTATCCTTTAAATCACCCATTATAGCAATTTTATCCTTAATTCACTATTAACTAGAACACTGTCGAGCAACCCGATCCATGGTCTTCATCATGATTGAACCTAGCCCATATACTATCGATAGCTTCCTCATCACCGAACTCGCCACTTACCTGCTCACTCGGCAATCTAACATCAATCATACCCAGCTGACTGATACAGTCAATCGCATCATCATGCCCAGCAAACCCACTATATGTAGTATACTTCAACTGCTTCATAGTCTCTTGCATATCCGGAGTATCAGCTAGCTGTTGTGGAAACCACATCTTCTTATTCTGGAACTGCGGTAACATATATCTGAACCTCTCATGCTTATTAGTACCTGTACCCTTACTCAGTATCCCCTCTCTGGTAATCGGAGCACCTTTCTGCCTAGCAAAGCTGAAGTATTGATTCCTTTTCTGCATCATCTCTTTCAACGCAAACACGTGAGCCTTCTGCTGTCCATCTACTTCAATACCTACCTCAATGTGGTTTCCGTGTCTACCCCATGTTTGTAGCATTCTGAACAACTCATTATATTGCTCTTGTATACCTTGTCTTCTTACACACACATCTAGTAGGAAGTAATCTCCATTATGACTCACAGCCCATACCATCAGCCCACTGAAGTCGCTCTTAGCTTCACTTGTAGTTGTGAAGTCAGTAGTAATATACAGTGTATACGCACCTAAGTTCTGCATAATATTCTCTCTATTGTACTCTTGAATCAAGCTGTCTGGTACCATTCTATCTTCTTCGTTCGCCATCTTAAGCATACGCTCTTGATTGAATGCTCTAGTAGTATTACTCTTAACTGCTTGCAGATACTGCTCCCTAACAGCCTCATACGGATGCATTTCTATCCATGCTCCTCTGAATTCTGCTTCAGTAGTAGTCTCATCTATCTTCTCACATATCGGTATAGCTACAGGCGTATACGACCCATCTAATAGTGTCTTAACATTTGGATCCTGTAAGTGGAATGGTGTAAACACATTAATTATCTTACCTTTACCACCACCTTTCAGTGCATTGATCGCATCGGCATTAATCATGTCCTCTAAGTTGCCCATTATCGTCTCCGAGTAAGCAGCTGCCATATTTGGGATAATATCATCGAACAGTATCCAATCCGGTCTATGTGCACCATGATTCGACCTAACCCCCCTGATATTACCAGAACTTGCTCCCATAGTCCTTAACAGGAACACTCTCTTATCTAGCTTCTCATTAGCCTTAACCGGCTTTCTAACCCATTCAGCCTCTGTCTCTGTAAACCTCATACTCTCGAAGTAGCTCTTACAGAACTCACTATCTTCACACATCGATCTCAATGCAAGTGCCATTACACGCCCACCACCTTGCGCACTAGCACCTACAGCTAGTATGAAGTATATTGGACCATAATTCGGTACCTCGCCCTTAACTGCACAGTAAACAGGAAGGAATGCTGTAATCACACTCGACTTACCTAAACCCCTACTCATCATAATAGCTATACGCTTATTATTGATATTAATCTTATCCTGTACTTCCTTACTATATGGGTAGTTCTCCCTAGTTACATTGCCGAACAGCAAGTCTACTATCCAGTAGTGTACCAACGGTGAATCGAACTCAAAGTCCGCTCCATTGACTAGCCTCATTATATTGAAGAAGTCAATCGCATCAGCACTAGGTATGTAGTTCCTGAACTCCAAGTCTAT